AGCGTACCAGCCGCAAAAAATCGCTAGTGTCTAGCGGACGTAAAGCCTTGACGCATAGCGGTTTATTGACTGTCGCATCAGTCAAATGCCTTGACCCCGGAGGCCGGATGAGCGAAACGGCGCGCGTCACGCAGGCCGAATATGCGCGTTTGCGGCAACTGAGCCGACAGCGCGTTCACCAGCTCGTCAAGGATGGCCGGATTCCGCTCGATCCGCAGGGCCTGGTGATCGTCGACCAGGCCGACGCGAACCTCGCTCAAATGCTCGACCAGCGCCGGGCGAATCGGGAGCGGCAGATTGCATTTGCAGAAACGGGGCCCACAAACCCCGCCAGTGTGCCGCCAGAGGGGGTGCTCCCGGAGAAGGCGGCATCGGTCGAGACGTCTGGACGGCCGGCGCAGGGCGACGCCAACCAACCGCCCCAACAGGCCAACGCCGCGACCGACTATTGGGAGCACAAGGCCCGCCGCGAGCGGGTCGAGGCGGACCGCGCGGAGCTCCTCTATCGCAAGACCGTCGGCGAGCTCGTCGACGCCGACGAGGTCGCGAGAAGTCGCCGCGAGACGGGCTACAAAGTCGCGAGCTCGCTCCTGCAGATCCCTGCGAAGGTCGCCCCGGCAATCTCGCCGCAGGATCCGCAGCGCGCCGTGCGCCTCCTGACCGAGGAGATACATCGGGTGCTTAATGAACTTGCGGGAGACCTGGATCAATCCGCCGGCGCTGCCGAGCGGGACGACGCTCGAGCGGCGTAGCTTCGCCGGGGGCCTGCGCTCGGCCATCGCGCCGACGCTCCGGGTCAGCGAGTGGGCGGACAAATACCGGGTGCTATCGCGGGTGAGCTCGCGCGAGCATGGCAAGTGGACGACCGCCCGCACGCCATACCTGCGCGAGATCATGGATTGTCTCTCACCGGACGATCCGACGACCGAGGTGGTGTTCCAGAAGGCGACGCAGATCGGCGGCACCGAGTGCGGCAATAATTGGGTGGGCGCGCATATCCACCAGGGCGTCGGCACGATGATGATCGTGCTCCCGACGTCGGCCGGCGCGAAGAAATCCTCGAAGACGCGCATTTCGCCGATGATCCAGGACACGCCCGCGCTGCGCGGGCGCGTCCGCGAGGCGAAATCGCGCGGCAGCGGCAACACGACGCTGATGAAGGAATTCGGCGACGGCGCCGGGGTGCTGATTTTTGCGGGCGCGAACAGCGCGAATGATCTGAAATCGACGCCTGCAGGGCTGCTATTCGAGGACGAAATCGAGGAATATCCCGAGGACGTCGACGGCCAGGGCGATCCCGAGGAGCTCGCCGAGAAGCGCGCCGACACGTTCTCGCGCCGCAAGATCTTCAAGGTGTCGACGCCGACGATCACCGGCGGCCGGATCGATCGGGCCTACCGGGCGAGCGACCAGCGCCGCTATTATGTTCCCTGCCCGCATTGCGGCCACGAGCAGGAGCTCGTTTTCGATCGACTGCGCTGGGAGACGCGGCACGTCTGGGAGCGCACCGACCCGGACACCGGCGAGCTGCAGGTCGCCGAGCCCGACGCGCTCGGCGCCGTCGAGCGTGACACCGGCGAGCTGCTCGACGTCTGGTATGAGTGCGCGTCCTGCGATGCCCAGATCCGCGAACACGACAAGCCGGGCATGCTCGAGGCGGGCCGCTGGATCGCGCACAATCCAGGTCCGGACCGCGCGGCGGGGTTCAAGCTCAGTGCGCTTTACTCGCCCATTGGGTGGTTCAGCTGGCGCCAGGCGGTGCTCGCGTGGCTCAAGGCGCAGCGAGACCCGGCCGCCGGCGGCGCGAAGGGGTTCACGAATACGGTACTCGGCGAGGCCTACGACGAGCCCGGCGAGACGATCGACGAGCACTATCTCAAGCGGCGCATCGAGGACTGGCGCATCGGCGAGCGCGTGCCCGCCGGCGCGCTTCTGCTCACCGGCGGCTGCGACGTCCAGGGAGATCGGCTCGAGCTGCGCGTCTGGGGCTATGGCAAGAACGACGAGAGCTGGCTGGTCGACCGCCATGTGATCTACGGGCCGCCGGCGCTCGAGGACACCTGGGCCGCGCTCGAGCGGCTGCTCGACAAGGCCTGGCCGCACGAGCTCGGCGGCAAGCTCCGCATGTCGGCGATGGCGATCGACGCGAGCGACGGCAATACGACGCACTTCGTGCGGGCTTTTGTGCGCAAGTGGACCCCGACGCGGCGCGTGATCGCGGTGAAGGGGCAGGCGGTGCAGGGCAAGCCGCTACTCGGCAAGCCGACCGACCAGGACGTGAGCTGGCGCGGCAGGACCTTGAAGCGCGGCGTAAAGCTCTGGCCGATGGGCAGCGACACCGGCAAGGCGACTTTTTATGCGCGGCTGCGCATCGAGGAGCCGGGCCCCGGGTTCGTCCACCTGCCGAGCGGGCTGCCTGACGATGCGTTCGCGCAAATGACCGCAGAGCGGCTGCGCACGCGCTACATTCGCGGGCATCCGAAACGCGAATGGCATTTGCCGCCGGGCAAGCGCAACGAGGACCTCGACTGTCGAGTGATGGCCGATGCCGCGGCGGAATATTGCGGCGTGCGTCGCGTCAACTGGGCGCAGCTCGAGCAGGCCGTCACGGTGACGACGCAGGACCTTTTCGCAGGATCGACGGATACCACCCAGCCGAGCAGCATGCGGGGTCCGGGGGAAGTGGAACATACACCCGACAAGGAGAGCGATGCGCCGGCCCCGGCGGCTGCATCGCCAGCACCGCCCCGAGCTCCTGCATGTCGCCCGGCGCGAAATTGGATTACTGGCTTTCGCTGATCGCCAGCGCAAGGACGCGCATGACATACTTTGTGCCGCTCACGCCGGGCTCAGGCGAGCATGGTTCGTACACGCGGAACGACCCTTTATTCGTGTTCCGCGCGACGCCTATAACGTGGGATTGGAGATTCCAGACCAACTACGCCCCTTCAGTGTGGCCGCTTGCGAGAATGACTGTCGATTTCGTCCCGGTCACGGATTGGGTGGCCCCGGTTAACGGCGTTTATCAATTCGTTTTCGAGTGCGGAAACGGCAGTCATTTGGCAAAGCCGGAGATCGAAGCCTCCGCAGGCCCGATAGACGTATGCGCGAAGTCGTTCATTTGCAACACGACCGGACAAAGGCTGGACATCACAGACGTCTGGACAGCGGCGAACCGTTTCGAGAATGAGTTCGGCCAGTGCGTCATGACTCCCGTCAAGGTTCATTATCCTGGAAGTCTCCCGACTCCCAAGATCTATCCGTTCAAGCCGAGGGAATTCGAGCCCTGGACCGAGAACCTGACAGGCTCGAATATGTGGGTCAGGAGGATTCAAGCTCACTGTGCCCACGGGAATGTAAGACGGTGGGTTGACACTCCTGACGGGATCACCATCGAGGCGGAGCAAAAATACTACTACAGCGACGTAACTGATAATTCGCTCGAACCGCCGACCAAGACGCTCCGCGACGGGCCGCGTGGGGTTGGAACGCTGGGGTATCTCTACAAATTCATAATGAACCCGTCCGATCTTGGCGGGTATTTCATGGATACGAACGGGAGACTCGGGTTCCTGTGGAACGATGGGCGGGTCTCGACGCTGGCAGGTTGGAGACTTAAAGAAGGCGAACTCAAGGCGCACCGCATCCTGCGAGCAGAAAATAAAGCCTTCTACGATTCCAAGTGGGAGTTTGTAGGAGACTGGTCGCTCATTCAGGAACCGAAGCGGTTCAGGGAGCCTTGGGGGTTCGCTGCATTCGGCGGGCATCACGAATTCTGGATCTGTGACACGCTGAATCACAGAATTCTCTATGCGAACCACTGGACGGCACACTCCCCCGCTAGTTACCAGCAGCCGACCCATCCCCCGATGGGTTACACCGCGCCCGCAGCGCCATTGGGCGCGACGCAAATGGCTCATTTCCCGGTTGATCCGCAGTTCACAAACGAAACGTGGGACTGCGTTATCAATGAGGCCGAAGGGAAACTCTACTGGACGAACTTCGCGGGGAACTCGATCTGTCGTGCAAACCTCGACGGATCAAACCCGGAGGTTGTTATCAAGTGCTCGAAGGATCCGACCGACTCTCAGCTTGGAATCACCACGAGACTTTCATACGGTGCCCCCACCGCAACGATCCGCCCGCTCTATCACATCGACGGGCCAATCGGAACCGCTACGTGCGTAAGGCCACAGGGGATTGCGTTCGATTCACTGGGAAGGCTGACATGGGTGGAGCGTTACACCTACTTGATCCGCCGCCTCGAAAATGGCGTCGTGTCCACGCTCTACACGTTCAACACTTCCGGGAACGCCTTCGGGATCTTCGACATCTCGCTGGCGATTGACGTCAATGGCACTGTCGGGCCGAAGGACGATATTTTCGTCAACCTGTTTAATAACTCGATGCTTCGCTTTGACACCAACGGTGTGAAGCGTGGCTCGATCATCCCCGCGCCGCAACAGTGGCTACAGAACGGCAGGGCCGACACGCTTCGTTATCCGACTTACGGCTGGGCTATAGGAATCGGGAACGGCAGAATATGGGTCGAAGGCAGCGCGGGCGCGTGGCAATTCGCGGAGATCAGCAAGCGCAAGACGACTGATGTTCAGACCGGATCCACGGATCTTTATAACGGCGATCTCGCTTGGCAGCGAAGTTTGCTACGAATCACCCACGGGCCGCACGGACAAGGCGAACTGGGATTCCCGTATATAGACGAACTCGGCACATGGTCAGATGAAACCCTCACGCAGCTTGCCAGGGACAGCGAAGTGCCTGAAGCGGACATCCCTAATCTTATTGCGTGGATCAGGTTTCAGAACATCGAACAAGATTATTCCGCTTCGGGCGTGACGCTAGAGACTCCGTCGAGTTTGTCGGTGAGCGTCGTCAACGCATAAGGGGATCTCGTGAAGAACATCATCGCTACGATCTCGGTCTCGCCTCAAACATTTCCGCCGGCGACGATCGTCGGACCTTACAGGTTGGCAATCGCTGGACCGAGGACCGAATCGCAGGACGTCGCCTATACTGGCTCAGCGGTCTCGGCGACGTTCGCGGATGTGCCGGACGGCATTTATACAGTTACGGCCGAGCTTCTGGATTCCGCCGGGGTTTTGTTAGGAAATCAGCTCTCGACGCAGGTCACAGTACAGGCGCAACCGACTGACATCATTTTACAGGTTCCAGCCGGGCTAACGGTGCAGGTTATCACGGCCTAAATGGCTGTTTCGTTCGTATCTGCTGACGCGAAGGATCAAGGCAGCAACTCTGCTACTTGCACGCTTTCATTCGCGGTCAGCACGGGGTCAAATCGCCTACTCTTAGTCTTTGCCAGCCAGGCCAGCGCGGAGGTCGCCATATCTGGCGCGACCTACAATGGCGTCTCAATGACCGCGCACACCGAAGGTGTGACTATCAGCGCCCTGCGCAGATATAGGCTGTTTTATCTGGTCGCGCCGGCAACTGGTGCGAATGATGTCGTTGTTACTTACGCGTCGGCCTCAAGCCGACCGATTATTCTGGTGGCGGAATTCACCGGAGTCGATCAAACAACGCCGCTAGATACCATAACAAACCACACCAACGGCAGCGTGCAAAACTGGGATACGGGGAGTTTCAGCAGTTCCGCATCCAAATATCCCGCTGCGCTGCACATGACTGGCGGCACGACGAACATCTCTGGCTATACGGCCGGAAGTGAATTGTTCAATGAACTGGCTTTGACCGGGTGTGCGGTTTCAAGTGGGACGCCAGGAGCAACTTCGCAAATTGCCGTAACGATCACGCAGTCAGCGGACCATAGGGGCACGTATTTTAACGTGATTCCGGCCGTCGATTTGCCGCTGCCAGGCCTGATCCATTCATTCGCAATCCGCAGAGCCGCGGACTATTAGGACGCTCACATGGCGCTTTACAAGATTTTTAATGGGCCTTTTCCGACGACTGCATCGCAGCTGGCGGTGACGACCGGCACGTCGATCAAGACGATGCTGCAGGTCAAGGGTGTGACTGCGGTGCGGATGAAGATCAAGGCGTGGGGCTGCTCGATGGACGGTGCCGCTGCCGCCGCCGGCGTCCAATGGAGCTTGCTAGAAACGGGGACGGTGTTCGCCACTGTCACGGCCTCCGCCGCCGCCGATATTCTCGCCTGGGATTCATTGGCCCTCGCGCAGGCGTCCACGACTTATTTTAGCGTCGGCACGGCCGCGACCGGGTACACCGCCACGGCGGAAGGATCGATCACGGCGACGCGTGTATTTGATTCGCAGTTCGTGCAGCCTGCGGGTGCGTATGCGTGGGAATTCTCGCTGGGAAATGAGCCGCACGTCGATGCGGTGAGCGCTTTGCGCATACGGGTCAAAGCGCAGGCGGCCGTAAATGCGCTCTGCTGGGTGCTGCTCGAAGTTTAGACGGTGGCGCGCCTCGGGAGGGCCCGCCCTCACAGACCATTACTAACGACGCGGCCAGTCTCGGCCGCACCAGCTGCGAGGAGCGAGACTGCATCGATCGATGCCGCCATCCGCGCGGCCCAATCTGCGACGGCGGGCATCGAGGCGGCGATCGAGGCGGCGCTAAGCGCATCGGCGTCGGCCGATGGAGTAGTGCAGGCGCCGGGGACCATCACGGCGAGCATCGACGCGGCGATCCGCGCGGCGCTAACCGCGCAGGCCTCGCTCGACGCCGCGATCGTCGAGGCGACCGAGGTCACGGCATCGATCGACGCTTATGTGCAGGGCAGCGCAGCGGTCACGGCGAGCATCGACGCCGCGCTGCAGGCGGCGCAGGCGGCATCCGCAACGGTCGACGCGGCGATCCGGATCGCGCAGAGCGCGACCGCATCCATCGATGCAGCGATAGCGGTCGGGGGCTCGGCGACCGCCTCGCTCGACGCCTACGTGCAGGCGGCCTCAATGCTGACGGCGAGCGTCGATGCAGCGATCCGAGTCGCGGCGGCTGCCGCGGCGAGCCTGGACGCATATATCAGCGATCCGTCGGTCGTCTCGGCGCGGCGGCAATTCACCGTCCGCGCGCGGCCAGGGTTCAGCGTGCCGGCGCGCGGCGATTTCACCGTCCAATGATTCAACGCTCCGCGATTTACGTGCGGGTGAACCGTAGAGGTAGCCATGGCAGCGACAGTCCAGATCCTCGAAAAGAACGGCGCGGGACCGACCACGACGGATAAGACGAGCGGCACCGTCCGGCACAAGAATGCCGACGATGCCACCGTCGACCTCAATAACCCGATGGTAAAGCCGGGCGCCGGCTCAGATTGGAGTTTCGAGAAGTGGCTGCGCTTCAATGTCAGCGGCGGGACGTATTCGCAGATTACCAACATCAAGGCCTACACCGACGGCGCGAACGGCTGGACCGGCGTCAATCTTTGGTGGAAGGCGGTCACGAGCTACGCGACGCCGGCCGAGGGCAGCTCGAGCGCCGGCTACGCGGACGCTTTCACGTACACCAGCGGCTCGCCGCTCACCCTCGGGGCGGGGCCCTACACCAGCACCGGCGAAAAAGCCGATCACCTGGTCTCCCTGATGGAGGTGACGAGCTCGGCCGTCGGCGGCGTGCTCGCGGCGGAGACGCTCACGATCGCATGGGATGAGATCTGATGAGCGCACCCGAGCCGATGAACATCCCGCCAAGCGCGCTGCAGATCGAGACCCATGAGGACGGCGCGCGCATAGGCACGAACGGAAAAGGCGTCACCATCAGACTCGAGCCGGCGAACGGTCGCATTTTCAAGCGCCGCGCGATCAAGGGCGCGGGCTCGGCGGCGGCCCGGATGGTCGAGTGGCTCGTGGTGGAGCTCGATGCGGTCAAGGTCTACGTCGACGGCACCAATGTGGTCGTCACGTATGAGGACCGCAACCCGTGACCGTCGAGATCATCGGCGGCGCGCCGCACGGCGAGGTGCTCAAGTCGCCCGGTTCGACGGTCGACTACGTCTCGGACTGGTCGACCTACCTCGGCGCCGACACGATCAGCTCGGTGGCGTGGACCGTCCCGACCGGGCTGACCAAGGTCACGCAGAGCAACGACACCACCACCACGACGGTGCGCGTCTCGGGCGGGGCGATGGGCGCCGACTACGACCTCACACAGGCCATCACCACGGCCGCGGGCGTCATCGAGCTCGCGACGATAAAGGTAAAGGTGCGCGACCTATGACCGCAGCCATCCCGTCACGCGAGCCCGCGCGCCTGGTCGTCGGCGATACCTGGCGCTGGCAGCGCACGCTCGACGGCTACCCGGCCTCGGCCTGGACGCTGACATACTACGTCCGCGGCCCGAATGGCGAATTCACCATCGTCGCCGGCGCCGATGGCGACATTCACGATGTCACCGTCGCAAAGACCACTACCAGCGCCTATAACGCCGGCGCCTACAGCTGGACCGCGGTCGTCGACGACGGCGCAACGCAGCGCTTCACGGTCGAGACCGGCCGCCTCATCGAGCTGCAGCTCGACCCGACCAAGATTGGCAAGGGCTACGACGGGCGCAGCCATGCGCGCCGCGTGCTGGATGCCATCGAGGCGGTGATCGAAGGGCGCGCCAGCAAAGATCAGGAGGAATACTCGATCGAGGGAAGGAGCCTAAAACGAACGCCTCTCGCCGAGCTCGTGAAGTTCCGCAACCGATACGTCGACCTGGTGCGGGATGAGGATGCGGCAGCGCGCATCAATAGCGGGCTGGATGGCGGCGGGCGCATCCAAGTGCGATTTTGAGCGCCATGGCTGGGGCCTTCAAGTTCGACGAGCCCGGCTCGCGCGTTCTGCGCGAGTGGAACGAGAAACGGGCGATCGAGCGAGCCATCCAGGCGCGCGCCAAGGCCGGCATGCGCCGCGAATGGTGGGACGGTGTCGTCGGCGTGGGGAATGGCGCGGGGTTCGCCGGCGGCGGCGTGGATCGATTGAGTGCGAGCCTGGCGCAATGGAGCGGCGGAATAAACGCCGATCTCGACAACGCGCTCCCGATCATGCGCGCAAGGGCCCGGCAGCTCGCCCAGAATACCGAATTCGGGCGGCGGTTTCTCAGCCTGGTCGGCACGAACGTGATCGGGCCGTCTGGACCGACCCTGCAGGTCCGGGCGATGAAGGATTCCGGCCAGGGGCTGGATAAGATCGCGAATGATCTGATCGAAATCAATTGGGCCGAATGGTCCGCGCGTGCGGACGTGCGCGGTGTGATGGATTTCGCGCAAATGCAGCGCGTCGCGGTGATGGGCGCGGCGCGCGATGGCGACGCGCTGCTGCGCATCGTGCGCCAGCGCAGTTTGCCAAACGGGATTGCGCTGCAGCTCCTCGAGGCCGATCGGCTCGACGAAACGCTCAATGGGCAGCTATCGAATGGCAACGCAGTCCGCCAGGGCGTCGAGATCAACAGCTTCGCGCAGCCGGTCGCCTATCACATCAAGACGTGGCACCCGGGCGAGCGCTACGAATCGCGCCCCGCGAAGGTCGAGCGCGTGCCGGCCGAGGAAATGATTCATTGTTTTCTGCCAATGCGGGCAGAGCAGGTACGCGGGTACACCTGGTTCCATGCCGTGTTGCTGCGCATGCAAATGCTGCACGCCTACGAGGAAGCGGCCGTTATTGCGGCGCGGGTCGGCGCTGCGAAAATGGGCGTTTTCAAGCGCAGCGAGGAAGCGAGCGGAGATTTGACGCAGCTCAGCAGCGGCACCGATGCGAAGGGCATCCCGCAAATGAGCGCGGCCCCGGGCGAGTTTCTCGAGCTCCCGATGGGCTACGAGCTGCAGAGCTGGAACCCGGAATACCCGCATGGAAATTTCGAGTCATTCCTGAAGGCTTGTTTCCGGGGAGTCGCGACCGGGCTGGACGTCGCGGCGCACAACCTCACCGGCGACATGACCGATGTCAACTATTCGAGCGCGCGGATCGCCGAGCTCAGCGAGCGCGAACAATGGGAGGTCCTGCAGAGCTGGTGGCTGCGCACCGTGACAATGCGCGTGTATTCGGCCTGGCTCGATAGCGCCCTGCTGCGCGGCGACATCACCTTCCCGATCGGCGGCAAGGCGCTGCCGTGGGAGAAGCTCACCAAGTTCGCGCGGGCCTCGCGATTCCAGGGTCGGCGTTGGCACTGGGTGGACCCGGCGAAGGAAATCGAGGCCGCCGAGCGCGCCGTGGCGCTGGGGCTCGCCTCGCGCACCGAGATCGCCGCCAGCCAGGGCCGCGAATTCGAGGACGTGGTCGACGAGCTCGCCCAGGAGAAGGCGCTCCTCGAGGCCGCAGGTCTCGGCTCGGACGTCAAAAAACCGCAGTCGTCGCCGGCCGCCGCCGAGCCGAGTGATGATCCAGGAGAGGAACCGACCACGCCGCCTAAAGCGGGCAACGGAAAAGGGAAAAAGCGATGAGCAAAATCACCTTCGAGCGCACCCAGGACATCGAGGCGCGGGCCGGTGCGGACGATGCGGGCGTCGAAATGGCGATTTCGAGCGAGGCGCCCTATGAGCGCTGGTTCGGCATCGAGATCCTGCGCCACAGCCCCGATGCGGTGGACCTCTCGCGCCTGAACGACGGGCGGCATCCGCTGCTCGTCAATCACGACCGCGAGCTGCAGGCCGGCGTCATCAAAAAGGCCTGGCTCGACGACGACAAGAAGCTGCGCGGGCTGGCGAAGTTCTCGCGCAGCTCGTTCGGCAAGGAAATCGCCCAGGACGTCGAGGACGGCATTCGCACTCTCGTCTCCGTGGGTTACGAAATCCTCGAAATCGAAGAAGTCGAGCCCGGCGAGCACGCGGGCGAGTTCGTGACAAAGCGCAAGCTCACGGGCGAGGACTTCGCGGCGCAAATGCGCCAGGAGCACGGAGAGCAATTCAATCGAGCCGGCCTGTCGGCCGCGCGCGCGAAGGGCTCGCCACCGCCGACCTTCGTGGTTACGCGGTGGAAACCGTACGAGGCATCGCTCGTCGCGATCCCTGCGGACGTGGAAGTGGGTGTCGGTCGTGCGGCTGTCGCCGCGGAAGCCGCACCGAAAGCAGTCGCTGCACCAGCAGTCGAATTTCCGAAACCTACTCCAAGGGCAATCATCATGAGCGAAGATCCAAAACCGAAGGACACCGGCCAGCTCGAGGCCGAGCGCCGCGACGCGATCCTGTCGCTGGGCGAAACATACGCCAAGTATATCCAGCAGAAGGACATCGCCGACGCGCTCCGCAACGGCAGATCGGTCGAGCAGTTCAAAGACTTCATCTTGCAGAAGATGGAGACGGCCCACACCGACGCGCGCGCGCTGCAAATCGGCATGACCGCGAAGGAAGTACAGCGCTATTCCCTGGGGCGCGCGCTGGTCGCTTCCGTGACGGGCGATTGGAGCAAGGCCGGCCTCGAGCGCGAATGCTCCGAGGCGCTCGCGAAGCTCGTCGGGCGCAGTCCCGAGGGGTTCTTCCTGCCGTTCGAGACCTTCAGCCGCGATTTTAACGTGGGCACCGGCACGGAAGCGGGCAACCTGGTTGCGACCGACTTGCGTGGTGACTTGTATGTCGATGCGCTGCGGAATGCGATCGTGCTCGGCGGAATGGGCGTGCGGATCCTCACCGGCTTGACGGGTAACGTCGACATGCCGCGCAAGTCGTCGCCGACCAGCCTGGGCAGGCTGACGGAGATCGGCTCGGCCAGCGAGACCAGCCCGCTCACCGCTAAGGTGACGCTAAGCCCGAAGCGGGTCGGCGGGTACGTCGAGGTCTCAAAGCAGGCGCTGATCCAGTCGGCGATTCCGCTCGAGGGCATGATCCGCGACGATCTGCTCATGTCCGCAGCGGTCGAGCTCGAGGACCAGGTCATTAACGGGAACGGCACGGCGCCGAATATCCTCGGCATCCGGAATTACACGACGATTGGCAGCACCACCGCGGGAGCGAACGGTGCGGCGCCAACGTGGGCCCACTTCGTCGACCTGGAAAGCGCCTGCGCCAACAGCAACGCCGAGCCCGACCGCCTGGCCGGGTACGTCACCAACACCAAGGTGCGCGGCAAGCTAAAGCAAACGCAAATGGGCACGAATCTGCCGTTCATCTGGATGAACGGCGCCCAGCCGGTCAACGGCTACCGCGTCGGCATCACCAACAACGTTCCGTCGAACCTTACGAAAGGCACGAGCACGACGGTGTGCTCCGCGGCCGTCTTCTCCTCCGATTGGTCGATGGCGGTGATCGGCCTTTTCGGCGCGCCGGACGTGATCGTGGATCCCTACACCAAGGCCGACACCGGCCAGGTGAAAATCACGCTGAACCAGTTCAGCGACATGGGCATCCGGCAGCCGGCGGCGTTCGCGAAGATCGTCGACCTGCTCGCCAACTAAGCGGCGCAAGACCGCTGCAGCACAAGGGGCGCCCCCGGGCGGGGGCGCCCTTTTCTTTACTACCCGGGAAAGGACATGAATGAACCTCGAAGCGCTACGCGCGCTCGGCCTGGTCGAGACGCGCGCGTGCCGGCACGGGAAAATGAGTTTCCTGCGCACGGACCAATGGATCGCCCAGGCACTGGGCTATTACGGAGAATTCTCGCAGGCGGAGATCGACGTCTGGGACACCCTGCTGCGCGAGGGCGACAACGTCGTCACGGCGGGCGCCAACATCGGCGCCCATGTCGTCTGGTTCGCCAAGCGGGTCGGCGGCGGGCGTGTCATCACGGCCGAGCCGCAAGGGGTGCTCTATGAAATCCTCCAGGAGAACATCGCGCAGAACGAGCTCGCGAACGTCGAAGCGCACCGCGCCGCTCTTGGACGCGATCGCGCCCGAGCCGCTCTCCCGGCCGTCGACTACCGATACAGCTTCAGCTTCGGCAGTCTCGGCGCCGCCGATGTCGACCAACTCGGCACCGCCGCGGTGGTGGTGGACGTGGTGACGATCGACGAGCTCCTCGACGGGCGCCCGGCGCGTCTCATCCACCTCGACGTCGAGGGCGGCGAGGTCGAGGCTCTGCAGGGCGCCTCGGGCACGATCACGCGGCACCGGCCGTATCTGTACCTGGAGTGCGACCGGCCGGGGCAGTCCGAGACGCTTTTTCGCGCGCTGGGCGCGATCGGCTACGAGGCGCTGATGCACCGGGCGCCGCTCTACAACCGGAGGAACTTCGCGGAGAACGGGCTGAACATCTTCGGCGATACGGTGTCGATCTCCCTGCTCGGGATTCCGAAGGGGGCCGCGTAATGGTTTGGCGACCGACGGACCCGGAGGGCAACGAGGCGGCAAAGATCGCCTGGGACGTGCTGCCCTATATCGGTCAGAGCGGATTCGACATCGGGTGCGGGCCGAGCAAGGTCTTCCCGCACCTGATCGGCGTCGACAATCTGCGCGATCAGCAGCTGTTCGGCGTGGCGATGAAGCCCGATTTTGTTGTCAAGGACTGCGCCCGCATGGCAATGTTCTCGGCGGGGTGCATGGACACGGTCTTCTCGAGCCACACGCTCGAGCACCTCGAGGACCCGGGCGCGGCCCTGGCGGAATGGTGGCGGCTGCTCGCCGAGGGCGGGCACCTGGTCCTGTACCTGCCGCACAAGCGCTTCTATCCGAACATCGGCGAGCCGGGCGCCAATCCGGACCACCGGCATGACTTCCTGCCGGAGGACATCGTCGCGCTGATGCGCGAGCGGGCGCCGGACTGGACGCTGCGCGTCAATCAGGAGCGGAACGGCGGGCGGGAGTACAGTTTCCTGCAGGTTTACCGGAAGGAGGCGGACGGCGCGGGGCAGCAGATCGCGAAGCCTATCAAGGGCAAGCGCGCCGGCGTCGTGCGCGTGGGCGGGCATGGCGACGCGCTCTGGGCGGGCTCGGCCTGCTGGCACCTGAAGCGCGAGGGCTACCACGTCACGGTGTACGCCTCGAAGCACGGCGCCGAGGTGCTGCGGCACGACCCGAGCATCGACGAGATCTTCGGGCTCCCGGACGGCGCGCTTTCGGAGGGGGATTTCCTGGCCTGGCGCTGCCACCAGGCGGTCAAGTTCGACCGCTGGGTCGATCTCCTCGGGAGCGTCGAAAACCGGCTGCTCTTCCACGAGACGAGCAACGAGTTTTTCCAGCCGCATCGGGTGCGGCACATGCTCGCGAGTCGCAACTACCTGGAGGCCGTGCACGACTACGCCGGCGTCCCGCACGAGTGGCACCAACGCTTCTATCCGACCGAGGCGGAACGCGAATGGGCGCGCAAGATGCGCGCGATGCTCGACGGTCCGGTGGTAGTCATCAACCCGAGCGGATCCGGCCCGGTGAAATACTGGCCGCACTCGCAGCGGCTGATGGAGCTCCTCGCCGAGCAAAGGATCTACAGCATCGTGCTCGGTGACGTGCGCGACGACTCGGTCGTCGGCTGTGAGCCCTACGGCATCTTCGTCGGCATGGAGTGGCCGGTGCGCGCGGCGCTCGCCTACACGCAGCTCGCCGATGCGGTGGTGGCGACCGAGAGCCTGGTGGCGAACGCGGTGGCCTTCGAGGCGATGCCCAAGGTGGTGATCCTGAGCCACAGCAGCAACGAGAACCTGACCAAGCACTGGACGAACACGGCGGCGGTCGAGGCGCCCGGCCTGGCCTGTCACCCGTGCCATCGCATCCATCCGCCCGTGTTCAACTTCTGCGCGCAGGACCAGACGACCAAGGCGGCCGCCTGCCTCGCGATGGCGCGGCCGGAGCGAATCGCGATGCTCATCACCGAGCTGGTGAAGTCGCGCGCGGCCCGGGCCGCGTAGGGCCGGGTGGCTTGTTGTCCTTCCCGGGGCAACTTCCTGCACCCTTCACTAGTTTGAGGGTGCAGGTTTTTTATTCGAGACGCCTATGACCGTCGAATCGGCAGCCGATCGCGCTGGAATGCTCGCAGACTGGGAAAGCGCCGGCTACGGCGGGACGAAAACCGTCTCGGGCGTTTTTCTGAACGGCTACGCGGAGGCGGCGGTCGGCCTGGTCGGCGTCGGCGGCACCGAGCCGCGCTTCGTCTGCGCGGCGGCGGACGTTGATGCCGACCCGACCGGCAAGTCGCTCGTGATCGACGGCACGACCTGGACAATCATTCGAGGCGAGCCGGATGGCACGGGATTGATGCGATTGGTCCTCGCGGCGACCTGATGGCAAATCACGTCCACAAGCAATTGCGCGACGCGGCGGTCACCGCGCTGACGGGCCTCACGACCACCGGGGCGAACTGCTTCGGCTCGCGGGTGTATCCGCTGCCGGCGGCGACGACGGCGGCGCTCAAGGTCTACGTGCAGAGCTCGGAGGCCGAGGTGATCGAGGTCAGCGATCCCGCGGTGTACCAGGACACCGTCGAGCTGCGCGTCGAGGCTGTCGCGAAGGCGGCGTCGGGGTTCGACGACACGGTCGACCAGATCAAAAAGGAAGTCACGATCGCGCTTTCGGGCGGGCTCACGGTCGGCAGCGCGACGGTGGAGATCGACTATCTCGGCAGCGACGTGGAATTCGACGCGGAGACCGAGAAGCCGGTCGCGTCGTGCGTGATGCGTTTCGAGGCGGTGTTGTTCTGGTCGGCGGATGCGCCCGACGTTTTGCAGTCTTCCACATAGGAGTCTAGGCAATGGCAAAGGTAAAAGTGCAAGGCATGACCCTTGCGATCGCCACCGCGTTCGCCGCCACCAAGAACATGACGGCGGTGACGAACGCGAGCCCCGGCGTCGCGACGCTCGAGGCGAGCCACGGCATCGTCAACGGCGACATCTTCGAGATCCTGACGTCGGGATGGCCGCGGCTGGCGAATCGCGTCGTGCGGGCCGCGAACCTCTCGACGAACGACGTCGATCTCGAGGGCGTCGTCACCACCGACACCGATCTCTACCCCGCCGGCGAGGGCGCGGGCACGATCCGCGAGATCTCGACCTGGACGGCGATCACCCAGCTCCGGCCGGACTTCACGGTGTCGGGCGGCGGCACCCGAAAAACGGAGGTCACCGAGGTGACCGACGTGCGCGCGATCAATCTGCCGATCCTGATCGAGGCGGTCGCGCTCGAGTTCAATGGCAACTGGGATCCGAGCCTGCCCTGGTGGTCGGCGGTGCAGTCCGCGAGCGATTCCAGCGCGCAAACGCCGTTCCGCTGGACGCTGCCTGGCGGCCTGACGATCTACGGAAACGGCTATTGGTCTTTCAACGACGAGCCGAACAACGACGGCGGCGTCGCGACTTACCGGCTCTCGCTCGACCTCACGGCGAAGTCGATCACCTACACGACCTGACATGGAACCGGAAACCCTCGACGCCTTCGAGCGCAAGCTCCGGGCCGCGCGCGAGTTCGAGCACCGCATCGAGCACGAGCGCGGCACTGCGATATTCCGGGTGCGGCTACCGACGCCTGGCGAGCAGCGGCTCATCGCGGGGCCGTTCTTCAGGGGCAACACCATCCCCGACGGCAACCTCGCGGCATTCAACCGCAAGCTCGCCGAGACGGTGGTCGTCGGCTGGTCCGGCGTCACGAGCCGCGACCTGTCGGGCGAGAGCGATTCGCCGGTCGGATTCAGCGACCGTGCGCTGCGGATCCTGCTCGACGAGCGCCCCGACTGGCAGGACGAGATTCTCGAGCACGCGATCGTCGAGAAGCGCCGCCGCGAGGAAGCGCTCGAGGCCGACCGAAAAAACTCATCGAGCGGGTCACCTGGGAGCTCAACTCCCGCGAGGCGGCCCGCCTCAAAGCGATCGGCATAGACATTTTCGGGCCGGCCCCGGAGCTCAGCCCCACGGCCGCCGAGGCGCGCACGCTCTACGCGGCAATGGGCGGCTGGCGGCCCGAAGCGCTGGCGGCGACCGTCGTGGCGCTCGAGATCCCGGTGCGCTTCGGCCTGGTCGAGCGGCTGCGCACCATCCACCAGGCCATCCAGGAGCTCGCCGAATGAGGGTCGACGTGACCTCGAATCTGCGCGCGGTGGTCGCCGAGGTGAAGGGCGAGTATCCGAAGATCGTCGCCCGCGCCGCCTCGAGCGCACTGAATCGCGCGGCGACGACGGTGCGCAAGGAAGCGAGCCAGGAAATCCGCAAGGTCTACGCGGTGAGCTCGTCGGGCATCAAGTCGCGCCTGCGCATCCGCAAGGCGAGCCCGAGCAAGCTCGAGGCCGTCGTCAGCGCCGAGGGCCGGCCGCTCAGCCTGGCGCGGTTCAAGCCCCGCCAGCGCAAAACCGGAGTCTCGGTGGAGATCAAGCGCGGGCAGCGCAAACTCATCAAGCATGCCTTTCAGATCCCGGGGCGACCCGGCGTGTGGCTCCGCGTCGAGGACCAGCGCACCCGCAAGCCCCGGCACAAGCGGGTGCGGCAGACCGGCTCGGATCTGCCGATCGCCTTTCTGACGACGGTCAGCATTCCCTCGGCGTTCTCGAGCGACGCGGTGTTCCGGGCGCTCGAGCGCGTGGCCTTCGCCGCCTTCGACAAGAACTTCCGGAGCGAGCTCGCGTTCCGACTCGGGAAACGATAGATGGCGACACGCGACCCTAACTTCCGGATCCGGGCCACCGACGACACGCGGGCCGCGTTCGCCTCGGTATCCTCGGGCCTGGGCGGCTTGCAGGGCAAGGCCGCTGCGGTCGGCAACGCCTTCGGCGGGCTGCGCACCGTCGTCACCGGCCTGGTCGCGACGCTTGGCGCCGGCGCCGCGTTCCAGGGGCTGCGCAACATCACCCAGGGATTCGACGAGCTCTCGAAGAGCGGCCAGAAGATCGGCTATTCGACCGAGCAGCTCTCGCTCCTGCGCTACAACGCCGAGCGCGCCGGGGTCGATTTCGAGCGCCTGGTGACCGGCCTCGGCAAGTTCAACACCACGCTCGTGGAAGCGCAGGACCAGACGAGCGAGCAGGGCAAGCTCCTCAAGGCGCTCGGCGTCGACATCAACCATGGCCCGCAGAAAGCGCTGCGGGACCTGGCGGACGCCTTCGCCGACCTCGAGGACGGCGAGGTCAAGACCGCGGCGGCGGCGAAGATCTTCGGCGAGCGGGTCGGGCGGGACATGATCCCGCTGCTGAACCAGGGCGCCGCCGGGTTCGACAAGATGGAGGAAAAGGCCCGGCGGTTCGGCCAGGTGCTGGACGAGGAGACGGGCAAGGCGGCCGAGGCGTTCAACGACAACCTCGAGGACATTGGGCTGCTGACGACCGGCATCGCCCGCAATATCGTCGTGGGCATGGTGCCGGCGCTCGAGGATCTCACCGCGGCATTTGCCGACTCCGCGGTCGAGACGGAAAGATGGCAGCAGTTCGGGCGCGACCTGGGCGATCTGCTGCGCGAGACGGCAGTCCTTGGCACCAGGGTCGCCGGCGTATTCCAGGTCGTCGGCACGAGCCTCGGCGGCCTGGCCGCGGCGGCGGCTGCCGCGGTGCGGGGCGAGTTCGGCCAGATCCCGGGGATTTTCCAGGAGATCGTCGCCCAGCGCGATCGCATCGTCTCGGACACCGAGGAGCGCGTCGCGCGCCTGCGCGGCCTGGTGAAGGCGGAGGACTTCGGCGAGGATTTCGCCCCCACCGGCCGGGGCGGCGCGAACCGCCAGGCGGCGATCTTGAATGCGCTCGCCGGCAATGCGAAGAAAGCGAAGAAAGAAACCGACGATTTCAAGCGTGCGCTCGAGTCGCTCAATGCCGAGCTGAACCGCGAGCAGGCCGAGGGCTCCAAGGTCCTCGAGATCATCGGGCAATACGAGCTCGGCACGCTCAAGGTCACCGAAGCCCAGAAAGACCAGCTCGTCGCCGTCGCCGCGAAAATCGACCTCTACAAGGAAGATCAGCGGGTCCAGGAGGAAGCGGCCAAGGCGGCCGAGGAATTCGCCAAGCGCACCATCGCGGCGGCGCAGGAACGGGCTCGCGCGATCGAGCAGCTCCTCGGTGCCACCAAAACCGGCCGCATCGAGGAGAACCGCCGGCAGTTCGCCCTGGTGGCGGCCGAGCTCGAGCGGGGCGGCGAGAACGCCTCGAAGGCCCGCGAGGCGATGCGGCTCCTCGACGAGGAGCTCGCCTCGATCGCGGGCAAGACCGACAACGTGACCCAGGCCTGGCAGGAGCTCGGGCCGGTGTTCGTCAGCGCCTTCGAGGATGCGATCGTCGAGGGCGAGGACTTCCGCGACGTGCTGAACGCCCTCGAGAAGGATCTCCTGCGCATCGGCACGCGGGCCTTTGTCACCGAGCCGCTCGGCGGGATCTCCTCGGAGTTCTTCAAGGGGCTGCAGAAGAACGGGCCCGGCGGATTCCTGAACCTGCTCGGGCTGGGCGGCGGCGGCGCCGCGGCGGCCGGCGCAGCCAGCGGCGCGCTCAGCGCCGCGGATCTTGCGACGGCGTTCGTCGGGTTCCAGCACGGCGGCTCGTTCTCGGTCGGCGGCTCGGGCGGCGCCGACTCGCAGCTCGTGGCGTTCCGCGCCACCCCGGGCGAAAAGGTCACCGTCAACCCGCCGGGCGGCGGCGGGTCGGGCAACACCGTCAACATCGTGGTGAACGTGCCGCAAAACACCAGCGGCGCATCCGCCTCGCAGATCGCCACCGAGGTCGGCCGCGCCACGACTCGCGCATTGAGGCGCAACGGATGAGCTTCATCGAAACGCCGGCCTTCCCCGACCGGATCGCGGCCAACATGGAAGGTGGGCCCACCTGGGCGACCCGCGTCGTCGTGCTGCAGAGCGGGCACGAGCAGCGCAACATCGAATGGAGCGCGGCGCGCATGCGCTACAACCTCGGCACCGCGATCAAGTCGGCCGCCGAGCTCGTCGAGGTGCTCGCCTGGATGCGCTGCCTCCGCGGCCGGGCGCACGGGTTCCGGATCCGCGACCCGATCGATCACTCGGCGACCGTCGCCAATGGCTACGTCGGAACCGTGGGCGTCGGGGACGGCACGCCGACCGGGCAGCTGCACAAGTATTACTCGGTCGGCGCGCTGAACGAGGCGCGCCAGATCAACAAGCCACGCACCGGCACGGTATCCTTTCTGTACGACGGCAGTCCGATCACACCCTCGGCGCTGGACACGACGACGGGGGTCGTCACCTGGTCGGCATTCGCCTCGCAGTCGGTCGTGACGGTCACGCCCGGCGCCACCACCGACGTCGAGCTCGCCGCCAATCTCTCCGGGCTCCTCGTCGGCGACAAACTCTATCTCTCCGGGCTCACCGGCACCATCGGCGCGGCGCTCAATGGCCTCGCGCATACCGTATTGACGATTAGCGGCGGCTCGAGCGAGATCTACGAGCTCGACATCGACACCACCGGGCTCGCCTACACCTCCGGCGGCACCGGCGCTTTTTATCCGCAGGCCTCGAAGAGCCTGCGCTGGGCGGGGCAGTTCGACGTGCCGGTGCGTTTCATGAACGACGCCATGGCGCTGATGATCCAGACGACCAGATTCCAGCAGTGGAATGACATCCCGCTCGTGGAGATCCGGGTTTGAGCAAGAACGTCGGCGCCGCGCTGAAGACCCACCTCGCCGGCGAGGTCGCGACCAAGGCGAAATTGATCCGCATCGCCCGGCTCGATGGCGAGGTGTTCACCTTCACCAGCCACGACCGGGACATCGTTTACGGCGGCGTGACGTACCTCGCGGCGAATGCGCTCGACGCGAGCTCGATCGAGAGCAGCGCCGGGCTCGCGGTGGCGAACGTGGATTTTCTGGCGCTGATCGACTCGGCGATCATCACCACCGAGGACCTGCGCACCGGCCTGTATGATTTCGCAGCGGTCGAGATCCGGGAGGTGAACTACGCCGACCTGACGCAGGGCCACTATGCGCTGCGCTTCGGGACGCTCGGCGAGGTGAGCATCCAGGGCGATCTCTTCAAGGGCGAGCTGCGCGGCCTGGCACAGTACCTGCAGCAGGTGGTCGGCCGGATCCATCAGCGGCGCTGCGACGCGGACCTGGGCGACGCGCGCTGCGGCGTGAACCTCGCACCGCTGACCGAGACCGGCACCGTGACTGCGGTCACCAACCGGCAGAGCTTCGAGTTTTCCGGGATCTCGCAGGCCGACGATTACTTCAACTTCGGCCTCGTGACCTGGACGGCCGGCGACAACGTCAAATTTCCGATGGAGGTCAAGCGCTCGATCTCCTCGCCGGCGTCGATGGATCTCTTCCTGCCGGTGCCGCACGACATCGGCATTGGCGACACCTTCACGGTCTACCCGGGCTGCGACAAGAATCTGTCCACCTGCCGGGACAAGTTCAACAACGTGGTGAATTTCCGGGGGTTCCCGGCGATGCCTGGGAGAGATCAGATTGTCGCTTACCCTGACAATCCCTATTAACGGCGCCGAGCGCGCCGCGCCGCTGCCGCAGCCGCTCCGCGTGCTCGAGCTCGCCCGGGAGTGCCTCGGGACGCCGTTTCGCCACCAGGGCCGCTGGCCGGGCATCGGGCTCGATTGCGTCGGGGTGGTGCTTCACGTCTGGCATGGCCTGGGCCTGCCGCGCTACGAGCGGGCCGATTACGGGCGCTCGCCGAACCCGCGCCGCATGATCGCCGAGCTCGACGCGCACCTCGAGTGCATTGCGCCCGGCCAGGCCGGCGTCGGCGACGTGTATCACATGGCCTGGCGCGAGCAGCCGCAGCACCTGGCGATCCTGACGCCAGTCGGCCTGCTGCACGCCTACGCGGGCGCCGGCCAGGTGATCGAGCACACCATCGACGACGCCTGGCGCGCCCGTGTCCGCGGCGCCTATCGTTTCCCGGAAGCGGACTAGATGCGCCGGTACGCGATCGCGCTGGCCCTTTTCGTCGGGCTGCTGAGCTACGCCGCGCCGGCGATCTCGGCGGTGCTGGCGGTCGCCGCTGCGGGCGCGGCGATCGGCTACGGGGTCGGCGCCGCGGTCGGTTACGCCTCGATCGGGCTCTCGATCGGCTGGGCGGTCGGCTCGTACATCGGGCAAATGCTCTTCGCGCCCGAGCAGCGCTTCGAGGGGCCGCGGCTCTCCGACCTTCAGGTGCAGTCCTCCACCGACGGGTCGCCGGTGCCGCTCGCCTACGGGACCATCCGCCTGCCGGGCAAGATCTTCTGGGCGGCGCCGATCAAGGAAACCCAGCACGAGGAGGACGTCGGCGGCAAGGGCGCGCTCGGCGGCTCGAGCCAGACGAGCGTCACCTACACCTACTCGGTGGACATGGCGCTCTCGTTCTGCGAGGGCCCGATCGTCGGGATCCGCAGGATCTGGATGGACGGCAAGCTCGTCTATTCCATCGCGGCCGGTGCGAATCCTGCGACCTTCGCCGCGAACACCGACCGCGGCGCGATCGCGTTCTACCTGGGCACCGAGACGCAGACCGCCGACCCGACGATCTCGGCCGTCGAGGGGGCGGCCAACACGCCGGGCTATCGCGGCACGGCATACATGGTGTTCACCAACTGGCAGCTCAAGGACTTCGCGAACCACATCCCTTTTGTCGAGGCCGAGGTCGTCGTCACCGGGACCGACAGTTTTCCGTATTACATCAAGCAGGCGAACAGCCCGGCCGAGACGCTCAAGCACCTCACGCTCGACACCCGGCGGCTCTCCGCGTTCTACGTCTCGGATCACCCCTCGGTCGGCGAATCGATCTGGCGCTGGGGATTCAACAACTCCGACCCGACGGTCTTCGCGACCTTCGACGCGGCACTCATCACACTCTTCACGCCGAGCCTCAATGCCGACGTCTACGGGCTGGGCATCCAGGCGGACCGCGACGAGCTCCTGGTGCACGGCGGCGGGCCCGGCGAGGGCATTCCGTTCGCGATCTTCGATCTCTCGACCGGCGCATTGAGGAAGACCGCCCAGCCGATGATCTCCGGCGTTTCGGTCGCCGGCGCCTCGGAGAGCGTCTCGCTGCGCACGCGCCTGTATTACGACGCCGAGGGCAAGAAATTCTGGGGCCTCGGCGACGGCGTCTCGAGCGGCGACCTGTACGTGATCAGCCTGATCGTGCAGACCGAGCAGGCGCTCGCGTTCGTGGTCGACGAGAGCTCGAACACCATCAATCCGGATCATCAGCCGCTGGTCGACGCAAATGGCCGGCTCTGGCTGCTGACCGGCGACCGGATCGTGCGCGCCGGCACCGATCCGCTGGCCTACACGCTGCCGGTCGCGGGCAGTCCGCAGACTGCATTCATGTGGGCTGCCCGCCAGGAGATCTGGGTCGCGCGCGCCTCGGGGCACGCGACAAGCGGCTGGATGGTCTTCGACATGGCCTCGGAGACCTTCGACGACTCGATCAACCTCTTCGGCGGCAACACCTTCACCCGCGATTACGTGCTCGCCGTGGGCAACCGCAACGGGCATGCCTGGTTTATCGGTGACACCGCGGGCCTGGCGGACGCGACGCTGCGCGATACGAACGGCGTGGAGGTCGATGCCACCTCCGGCGAGATCGACTTCGTCACGAGCAACTGGAACAGCATCGAATACGTGACCGGCGTGGTGGTCGCCAACATCGACGACTATACCGCCTGTTGGTACGAGCAGGCGCTCGAGCCGGGCAGCGCGCCGCTTGACGACGTCGTCACCGATCTCTGCGCGCGGGTGGGGCTCACGGACATCGACGTCTCGCAGCTCGTCTCCGACTCGGTGCGCGGGTTCGTCGTCGCCCGGCCGATGGCGGCCCGCAACGCGATCGAGCCGCTGCAAATGGCCTTTTCGTTCGATGGCGTCGAGAGCGATTCGCTGATCCGTTTCGTGAAGCGCGGCGCGGCGAGCGTGGTGACGATCCCGCAGGCCGACATGGCAGCGCGCGAGGGCGAGCCGGGCAGCGAGCCGATCGAGCCCTTCGTCCGCACCCGGGCGCTCGAGACCGAGCTCCCGGCGACCATCCACCTGCGTTACATCAACGTCTCGACCGACTACAACATCGCCGCGGAGACGGCGCGGCGGCTCACGACCCAGGCGAAGAACACCTTCGAGACCGAGCTCCCGCTGGTGCTCACCTCCCAGGAGGCGAACCGCCTGGCCGACACGATCATGCGGCTCGCCTGGCTCGAGCGCGAGCGGCTCTCGTTCTTCCTCGGGCCGAAGTACAGCTATTTGGACCCGACCGACATCGTCACGCTCTACGACGGGACGCGGGTTCGCCTGGTGCGGATCTCGCAGGACGTCAACGGCATCCTGTCCTGCGAGGGTGTGAACGACGACGACTCGGCGCTGACGTCCTATGCGACCGGCTCGGTGGACGAGTGGACCGGCGCGGTCACGCTCGGCTCGACCGGCGTCACGCTGCCCGCGATCATCGACGGCCCGTTGCTCCTCGATCGCCACGACGACGTCGGCTGGATCATCGGCGCCTGCGGCGAGGACGCCGGCTGGCCGGGCGGGGCGATGTACCAGTCGAAGGACGGCGGGCTCAGCTACGGCGGCATCGCGGCGCTGGCGACCGCCGCCCGGATCGGCTCGATCGTCGACGGCGAGCTCGTGGCCCTGGCGATGGACGAGGCGAATCGCTGGGACCACGCGAGCGAGATCACGGTGCGCCTCGCGCAGCCCGACCTGACGATCGCGACGCCGGCCTCGCTCGAGGCGTTCTACCAGGGCGACAACGCCTTCCTCGTCTCCGACGAGGGCGAGGACTGGGAGCTCGCCCAGGGCTACAACGTCACGGCGAACGCCGACGGCACCTATACGCTGCGCAATTTCCTGCGGGGGCGCAAGGGCACCGAGCATTTTGCCGGGCCGTGGAAAACCGGCGCGCGGGTGGTGTTCGCCGACGCGGCGCGCCTGGTGAACGTCGCGGCCTCGCTGAGCGACGTCGGGAGCGAGATCCTCTTCAAGGCGGTGGCGACCGGCGGCAGCATCATCGACGAGGTGACGCGCACGCGCACCTTCGACGCGATCGCCGCGAAGCCGCTCTCGCCGGTCGAGATCGGCGGGACGCTGAACGCCGCCGGCGACATCGTGATCGAGTGGGTGCGCCGGGCGCGGAAGGACGCCGACTGGCGCTCGGGCGGCGGCGCGCCGCTCGACGAGGACCTCGAGGCCTACGAGGTCGAGATCTGGGACGACGGATACGGGACGCTCTATCGGACCCTCGAGGTCACCGGGGCGACGACGACGACCTACACCGCGGCCATGAATACCGCCGATTTCGGCACGCCGGTCGCGTACGTCGCGGTGCGGATCTACCAGCTCTCCGACCGGGTCGGCCGGGGCTATCCCGGCGAGGGGCGGGTCGGCACGCTGCCCGTGCCGGTGGAGTTCAGCGCCTCGCTCACCACCGCCGGGCTCGCGATCCAGGCCGCACCCTACCGGCACCGGCGGGTGGTGCGCTCCGGGTCCTCCACCGAGTGGGCGCCGTGCTCGCGGACCTTTGCGACCGGCAAGTGGTACTGGGAGATCTCGGTCGACGCCTACGGCTCCGAGGATGAGCTCTACTTCGGCATCACGCAAAAGACCGCCTTTGCCTCGGGCGATGCGATCAATACGACCGACCAGCGCGTCTGGCGCGGAGACGGGGCGCTCTTCAGCAGCGGGGCGGGCTCGCCCAACACCGCCGGCTACTCGATCACCGGCACGAGCACCCTGGTGCGCTTCGCCTGGGACGCCGGCGCCGGGCTGCTCTGGATCGGCTACGGGCCGAATTGGCGGCTCGGGATCGATCCATCGACCGGGCTCGGCCACAACACCTCGCACACGCCGGGGGCGAACTGGCGCCCCGTCCTGGTCGCCGGCACGATCGGCTCGGCCTACACGGCCTCGGCGAGCTTCGAGCGCGGAAACCAGTACCGGCCGCCCGCCGGATTCAGACTGATCCAATAGGAAAACCATGACCGTCCTCGTTCAATTCGCCGTCAATCAATACCAGCCATCGGTGCTCGCGAACGAGAACTTCGCGGCGGTGTCGCCGGCCGCCTTGTTCGGCCGCAAGCACACCACCACCACCGGCCTGACCTGGGGCTATTACGGCGGCGAGCTCCTCAAGCCGGACGGCACGATCACCACGATCGCCGACGGCACGGTGGCGCTCACGGCCTCGACGACGAACTACGTCGAGGCGACCTCGGCCGGCGTGGTGAGCAAGAATACGTCGGGCTTCACGGTCGGCAGCATTCCGCTCTACACGATCGTCACCGGCAGCTCGACGATCACGAGCTACACGGATCACCGCGTGCTGGGCCGCGCAAGCTTCATCGGCGCGCTGCTCGCGAAGACCTGGCCGTCGGATGCGAATTACACGCTGACCGCGGCGGAGGCCCGCGCGACGCGGATCGTGCTGAGCGGCGCCACGCTCACCACCACGCGCGACCTGGTCGTCCCGCTGAACTGGGACGGGTTCGTCTACAACGGTACCGGCGGCGGGCAGAGCGTCCAGGTGATCGGCCCGTCCGGCACGGGCATCACGATCGCGACCGCGAAAGGCGCGTTCGTTTTCGGCGATGGCACGAACATCATCCGGGCGTCGGCGGACGTCTGAGGGGCGAGGCGAGCCTGGATGGATACCAACGGTCACGGGCTCATCGGTTTTCTGCTGGTGGCCGCTCGCCCGGACACCTGGCCGACCTGGCTGCGCCAGGTGGTCGCGGGCGCAACGGTGGTGTTCATCACCTCTTTCGTCGGCACCAGCCTCGCGCTCTGGCGAGAGCATTCGGTCATCTTCGAGAGGATGAATTCGATTCTCCTGAAAACGCAGGTGAACGAGCGCGACATCGCCGAAAACCGGGCCAGGATCCAGCGGATCCACGAGCGGATCTCCGCTCACATCGGCACGGGTCACACCCCCGTTACCTGGCCGAACCAGCCACCGCAAAAATGAAACAGAAAATCCTCCTCTGCTCGATTCGCACCGTCGGCGCGGTGCTCATGCTCGCCGTGCTGATCTATGGCGCGAAGTGGCTCGACTTCAATTACACGGACGCGAAGACGATCCTCGGCTTCGTGAATGCCTACCTGCCCGAGACGCTGCTTCTCCTGGGCATCGGCGGCGGGGCGACCGTGTTCTACCGCATGGACCAGGACCCCGAGAGCGACTTCAGCTTCGACAAGCTCTTCAAGGCGGGGAACGAGTACGACATCTATCGCTTTGGCTACTTCTGGCTGTTGATCGTCGCGGGCTGGGTGGTCTTCCTCACCGCCTGGCGCGACAAGCCGCTCGAGGGCGTGCTGGCGCTCGTCTTCGGCGTGTTCGTCGGCAAGACGGCCGTCGATTCGATCGCCGCGGCGATGGGCAAACCGAGAGAGAAGGACACGACATGAGACTGATTCTCGCAATCATCGCGCTCGCATTCGCAACGGCCGCGCTGCCGGCCGGCCCGACCGACCAGGAATGCAAGCTCGATCCACGCAAGGAAGGCTGCCAGCGCAAATGAAAAATCAATTCGTCTTGATCCTGGCCGCGGTCGCCCTCGGCCTCATGCCATGGCTCGCTCATGCGACCGGTGGGGCGCCGGTCGTTACGGGTGGCGGCGCGGTCGCGACCGCCACCGGCGGCTCGGTCACGAGCTCGCCCACCATCGAGGCCGCGGGAGGCGCGGGCGGGACCGTCCAGGCGACGATCGCCGGTTCCGGAGGCGCCAACGTCAGGACGCAAATGCTCTCGCTCGGCGCTCCGGGCTATGCCGGCGCCTCGCAATGCCCGGTCGGCGTGATTCCTATCATCGGAGGGACCACCGGCGCCGAATTCTGCCGGGCGCTCTGGACGGCATTGATTACGGGCGACCGCGGCCCCGTCTGCGGGAATTCCTGGTTTCGCGATGGCCTCGACGATTGGTGCGCCGACTGGGATGCGCGCCACGCGAAGCGGCCCAGCCCGACGGGCGCAAAATGGACGCTCGAGCCCTGACCGGCCGCCTGGTCGTCGGCCTGGCGCTCGTCATGCCGCCCGCAGGCGCCGCGCCGGTCGAGGGCGTGTGGAGCGAGATCGAGTGTGCCGCGCTCGGTGGCTGCTCGCTGGTGCCGACCGCCACAGTGCGCAAGCTCATCGGCCGGCATGAGGCATTGGCGCGCGAGCTCCGTGAGCTCAAGGCGCGCGCGGGGGCGTGCCTGTGATCTCGCGCGCCCAGCTGCAGCGAATCATGCCGCGGCTATCGGATGCGCGGGCGCACGAGTTCTATGCACCGCTCTCCGATGCCATGCACGAATTCGGGATCAACACGCCGGCGCGCGAGGCTGCCTTCCTCGCGCAGCTCGCCCACGAGTCGGGCGAGTTCCGCTACATGGAAGAGCTCGCCGACGGGATCGCCTACAACGGCCGCGCCGACCTTGGCAACACCTCCATTGAAGCGCGCACCTACTCGAACGGAAATCCCGGCCCGTGGTTCAAGGGCCACGGGCCGATCCAGATTACGGGTTTCAACAACCACCGCGACTGCTCGCTCGCTTTGTTCGGCGACGACACGCTGCTGCACGCTCCGCTGATGCTCACCGAGCCGGTCACCGGCTGCCGTGGCGCGTGCTGGTTCTGGACCTCGCGCGATTTGAACGAGCTCGCCGACGCGGCGAAGTTCGGCAGCATTACCCGCCGCGTCAACGGCGGTTACAACGGGCTCGACGACCGCTGCAAATACTGGGCGCGCGGGCTCGTCGTCCTGAACGTCGACACCTAGGGGGTCGCATGCTAAATCTGCGGGAATGGTACGGCATGATCGTCGAGACCTTCGGCCAGCGCGCCGTCGACGTGCTCTCGGGCGTAGCCGGCACCCTCGGCGCGCTCATCGTCCTGAAAGTCGCAATCTGGCTCTTAACGCTAGGAGGTTAACGCTATGAATGAAGCGCAATTGTTGTCACAACCGGGCCCATCGCTCGGCGTGCTCATCCTCATCGTCGCCTGGGCCGCGAGCCTGGTCGTCGCCTGGTTCCTGGGCGGTGCGTATGCCCGCCGGCGCAAGGAAGGCATGACGCGCGAGCAGACGCTCGATGATCTCCGCAACACCGGCGCCTCGAAGCTCGCCACCCTGCGCGAGCAGGTGATGGCCGAGGCGAATACCCGGCTCCCGGCGCTACGCAAGGAAGCGGAGGAGCTCGCCGAAATGCTCAAGCGGGTCACGGGGAACCCTCCTCCGCCCCAGTGAGCGAATCCGGCTTTCTCTCGCTGGGGCTGACGGGCTACGCGATCGCCGGCCTCCTGGTCGCCGTCCTCGCCGCCGGGGGCGTGGCCTCCTGCGAGCACAAGGGCAAGATCCGGGCGCAGGAAAACGCCGCCCGGATTCAGGGTGAATTCGACGGGTTCGTCGCCCAGACCAAGCGGCTCGGCGACCAGGCCCTCGCCGAGAAGGCGGCCATCGAGACGAAATGGAAAGAGGTCCTCGCCAATGCTGCGAAACGCTATCAAACCGATCTCGCTGGCCGCGATGCTGCTCTTCGGCGGCTGCGCGAGCGCCCCGCCGCCCGTCCCGATGGCGGTGCCGTGCCCGTCATTGCCTGCCGTCCCGCAGGCCTTGATGGCCCCGGCGGCGAATTCATACCTCTTGAAGAATACCGGCAGCTCGAGGCCCGCGCCTACGACGACGCCTTACGCCTCACTCGGCTGCAGGAATGGGTGAGGGACACCGGCCACCCGGTCCAGTGAACAGGTCGCCGCGCCCGGCGGCGCCACGCATCAGCCATCGCCGTTACATGTCCTGGGGCGAGGACTGCCGCCATCCCGCCAACCGCGCGATCGCGCCTGGCGAGCTCATGGGCCGCCTCGGGCGCATCATGCGCTGGTGTAACGTCTGCAAGCGCCTCATCGACTGCGGGCCGGAATCATGGTGAGCCCGAAAAAGCGCACGCGATGGAGCGGGTTCTACATCGTCCTCGACGAGCGCGGCGAGCCCATGCGTGACTGCCTGCGCGTGCTCCCGGAGGAGGCCCGCACCTCCGCGGCCGCGCAGCTCGGCTCAACCTGGGACGACCTTGATGCTCGAGGGTTCGTCCTGCAGCCGGTCGAGCTCTGGACGGACCCGCCCTGATCCATCCACCCGAACCCCCGCCACCAGGCCCGGCCTCCCGGAACATCGGGACGCCGGGCTTTTTTTGTTTCACCGGCTGGCGAGACCGCCCCGCCCTTCGCGGGCCGACCCTCGCGCCGTGTCATCCCACGCGCGACGCCGCCAATCGAACAGCGTCCATCCTGGCGCGTCCTGCGCCCCTAGGCCCATCGAATCCCATATATGCCGGTTCAAGCGCGCGAATGGCCGCGCCGCTCCCATCTTCACCAGGAGAATACTCACCGCGCCAAAGGCTTGCCGGCGCGAGCCAGAAGTTTCGTAATCAGTAGGTCGGGTGTTCGAGTCACCCCGCCAGCACCAAAATCAAAGGCTTAGCGCTTGCGCGGCGCGGCAGAATTGGGGCGCTCCCAATTTGCTCCCATCTCGCGCCGACCGCCGAACGGATCGATCTTGACCAAGTGCCTGCACTCGGGGCGGACCATGTTGGCTAGGGTGTCCTCGGTATGCTTGCAGCTCCCGTCCTTCCGGTAATGGCGCTTTCGGCCGATGCACACGAGGGCGTACCAGCGGCTTCGCGGTTTGCGAAGTAGCAGGATGAGCTCTCCACGATCGCCGGACAAAATCATTCCAGAGGCTCCACTTTCTGCACCCGCCGCAGGTAGTGCTTCCGCGTCACGCGCGGGTCGGCGTGGCCGGCGAAGCGCTGGCCGTCGCCGCGGAGCTCCTCGGCCTGGCCGATCGCGTCGGCCCGCAGGTCATGGAAATGCAGATCCCGGATCTGCGGGGCGCCGGGGCCGAGCTCGGCGAGCATCGCATTCGCCCGGGCGATCGTGCGCCGCCAGGCGGACTGAAAACCCCATTTTGTGAGCGGCGCGCCGGCGTTCCGAATCTTCCGTGCCGGAAAGACACAAAGACTGTCCCGTGCGCCCGGCAGCGCCTTCGCCTCCTCGGCGATTGCCCGGAGCTCCGGCGTCCAGAGCCAGAGCTGCCGACGCCCGCGCTTGCCCTGTCTGAGCGTGACGCCGGCGGCCTCGAGCTGGCCCCGCGTGAGCGTGTAGACATCCGCCTCGCGCCACCCGGTGATGCGCTCCCAGCGCATCATGAGCGCGATGGCGGGCGTCGCGGCGGCCAGCAAGACCTCGAATTCCCACGGCGCCACCTGGCGCGATCGCGGCGCCTCCTCATTCCGCATGACGCCCTTGCAGGGGTTGTAGAACGTGCAGCCCCAGCGGCGTGCCCAGCCGAACACCGTCGAGAGCAGAGCGAGCTCGCGATTCGCCGAGATCCGCGCGTCCGCGCGATCGACCCAGCGCTGCAGCTCGAGCGTGGTGAGACAACCGCCGCGCGCCGCCTCGACGTCCGTTCGGGCATAGCGCCAGGCGCCCCAGCGCGCGCGCAGCCGCTCCACCTGGCGGACGTACTCGCGCCGCGTCGCCGGCGCCAGGCCGACGCGATCGGATGGCACCACGTCCTCGAGGAAGCGATCGAGCAGCTCGGCGAGTTTCCCGTCAGGGTCCTCGCCGCTGCGCGGCCGGCGCCCCGTGAGCTCGGCCCAGCGCCGGCGCGCCCCGTCTGCGGTCGTTCCGAGCCGCACCGATTCCCGCTCGCCCCGGGCCCGACGCGCCTCGCGCTCCGCGATCGAGGTCGGCCGCCAGTAATACACGCCGCGGATCGCGCGGACGCCGGGCGGGAGCTCCTCGGGGGTCTTGCGGCGGCGGCCCATGACGGGCGGGAGTGTACGCCTCATGCCGGATTAGCACTCCGGTTGTCCCTGTTCGTTATATCGACTATCACGCCATCCGCATTGCCAAAAATGCTGGAGCGACCAATATGGATGGCGACACCATCCGCAAAGGAGCGAAGGCCGTAACTGCGCCATCCTTTCACTCTCTTTTTGTGTTGGGCCTGTGCAGCGGTTCATTTCGGTTATCCAGTTTTCTGACATGACGATTAGCACTCCGGTTATTGCGGCGTGCGCGCACGCGCTTCAAGTTGCGAGTTGAACAGTTCGACCTGCTTTTCGTCGAAGTGCTGGACGTATAGCTTGACTGGCGGGACTGGATGCCATGGGCGCTCGGGGATTTCGTGGCCTTCGCATCCAGTCCCGAGAAAGACTCTGCGCGTATCGGTCCGCGGCGGTTGGATGTACCGCTTATAGGATTTGTCCGTGACGTCGACCTCCCAGCCCTCGCCAAGCAGGCGCAGGATGTCGTCTGGATGCGCTCCACCGCAATAGGAGCACGTGCGCG